ATCTATATATTCTACTGTATATCCAGATACCGATTCCCTGCTTACCCCTGAACTTCCTAATCGATTATAAATACTCTCGCAATTCATTATCACTGCAAATTCTAAATCTTCAGGAAGTTCTTCAAACCCTCCAACATATTCAATTTTAATTTCTTCAACGCTATCAAAATAAATTACTCCATATCTTTGATTTATAGAATATTCTTCCGCATCAGTTTCTAAATTTGTAACTTCAATAACTGGAGCATGATTGAGATAAATTATCGTTCCTTCTTTCTCTTCAGTATATTCACCGTAAGTAAAATCATAGCCTAAAGAAGTTTGAACTAATGCTAAAGAGAGATGGTATAAATCATACAGTAGCTCTTCGTCATCAACTGTTCTTAGTACTCTTTTTAGTTTTCCTATGTCCATTGCGCACCTCTTTATATTCCTCAGGAGCTACACTAATGATAGTCGCAAACCCAATGCGCTTTAATTCCATCGCTAACTGTGAGGGGAGGTCTAAAACCTCCCCCGCTCTTATGGTTACATTAAATCTAACTTTCACTGCCAGTTACCGGTTCTACCGTAGGCTCAACCCAGGAATCACCAAGAACAGCATTAATAGAGATTGGCAAAGATATAGTACTGGGGATTGTGCTTTCGCCTTCTACAGTTGCGATTGGTATAGTATATGTAACTTTAGCTTTGATATATCTCTTAGTTCCTATATATCCTACTGATTGAGTTACATCATCAACAACAGTGAGAACTTCTTCTACCATATCAGGAATAGGAGAAAACTCGCCAATTAAATCTCCATCGTCAACAGTGGTAAAACTCGCAAGGTCGTCGGTTTCTAAAAGCTCAAATTCTATAAGCGAGTTATCTTCGTCGCTTAAAACAACATCTCCGATATTAACTATAACCACTGCACTTTTATAACCACTTAAATCAACATAGTTAGTTTCTGTTTCTACTGTTTTAGAATTTTCTAAACTATTATTACTATCAGCGATTACCTGAGCGCCCAATAAATGAGCAACCGCAACTTTACTCTTGAGGTCTTTCATATAGCACCTCCTTAAGAAGCAGTTCCAGTTACGACAGCAGTCCCAGGCTCAACATTCAAATCTCCAAGAATTGCATCAACAGAAACAGGAACAGAAACTGTAGCAACAGCAGTTAAAACAACTCTAACGTATCGCTTAGAACCGATATAACCAACTACTTCGGTCAAGTCATCATTGGTTGTAGCATTTACCGTTACAAAGCTTCCTATTAAATCATCGGTAGCAACGTCAGTAAAGCTGATATCGGTTGTGCTATCAGATTCCTGTAACTTAGGAGTAACACTTCCGCCAGTAAAATTTCCAGCACCTATATTAACTAAAAACAAAGCGCTATTACAATCAGCCAAATCAACGTATTTACTCTTAGTTGTGGTAGTAACAGCCCCGGCACCAAGAAGATGAGCAACTAACACTCGATTTTTTAAGTCTTTCATTTCACACCTCCTAAGCAGCAGCAGTATAGAGCTTCAAAATTGCCTGAGGATTTACCACGTCTCCACCAACTCGTCTGGTAGTGTAGAATATTACAAATCCCTTAGCAGTTATTGCGTCCCTAATCATAGAAACCCCTGGCTTATCAACTATAGTGTATGCTTCAGCTATGTTTCCAAAGATAATGGGATAAACTGAAGCCTCAGCAGCCAGAGCTGGCATATCAGGAACAATAGTTATGGGATATCCACATAGAGTTGAAGGCTCAGCACCAAAAGGAGGTTGCCACAAATAAACAGTTTCGTCTGTATTTTTTAGTTTTCTAATCGCTGCTCGAGTAGATTTTCTCATTAAGAATCTTGCCCCAGCGTCAAATTCCTCAGGTAAGGTTTCAGTCAAATCAATTATAGCGTCAGCATCTATAACATGGTTTGCAGCAGTATGAACTATTCCTACCTCAGGATGAGTTAATAATCCTCTCGGTTTCCCTACTCCATTACCGTTGACAAAGGCGTCTCCTTCAGCTTTAGCAAACTGTTTCGCTATAGCGTTGACTAACCAGCCCTCTACGTCAAAGTCAGCATCATCGAGAAGTTTTTGAGTAACCTTAGGTTCAGCATACATTTCCTCAACCGTGATTCTCAATAGCTTCCATAAGTTATCAGCGTCAGTTTCTTCTCTAGTTGCTCTTTCAGAAGTCCATCCATAACCAGGGAAATCTGCCTCGGCAATAAATTCTCTCGTATCTCCTGCGCCTATTCTCTCAACAGTAGCGAGAGAACGTATAGGAGATATTTCCAGAACTTTCATTATAATCCGATTACTTAAGCTGGCAGGAAGGAAAAGCCCACCAGAAGGAAAAACATCAGTAGAAAGAAGTTTAACTTCTTCAGGCGCTAATTGCCCTTTCCTTGCCCAGTTAATAAAAGCTTTAGTTTCTAAATCGGCTTGAGGAGAAGGAGTGCCAGTAGGGCGATTTAATTTAGTTTCTAACTCATCCATTCTACTATCCATTTTCTCAAGCTTTTCCTTAGCTTCTGAAAGTTCAGTCCCGTATTTACCAATTACTTCCTTATACTCAATCCAAGTTTTTTGAATTTCATCTACAGCTTCTTTAATCTCATTCATTATTTTTCTCCTTTCATCTCTTTTAGTAATTTGTTTAATTGCTCTATTTCGAGAATATCATCGCTGGCGGGTTGCGTAGATTTAGAGTGGTCGCCCGAGTCCTCCTCTACGGCAAGTGCCTCCAATATTCCCTGAAGAGCAGTAATGGCGTCTCTAAGTAATTGCTCATTCTTAGAGGATAAAATCCTTCCATATTTATAATCTTTTTCTTCCCAGGGAGCGGTTCTGTCCATCTTGTGGTAATACTTCTCAATATTAGCCCTAATCCTTTCCTGGTCTGCTTCCGGAATATCTACACCACCCCTTGAACCCTGAAGAACTGCAGCAACAGCAAATATCCCTCTTGGAATAGCATATAATTTATCATCAATAATATCTCCAATAGGTAATTTATAAGCTCCAAAATTCTCTTTGTCTTCAGCATCGTACCAGCAAAAAGCTTTTTGATATTTTCCCCAATCCATCGTTTCTTTCGCACCACTGCCGTCGCTGGAAGCCCACTTCCTTACTCTTATTACCGCAGCATTAGCATCCCAAGCCTGTCCCTCATCAGCTAAAGGTAAATCTTGATAGGGAACAACCGTTTTTACATCAATTATCTGCGCGTCCGGATGCGCTGGAAAAGTCACATAAGATACCTCCCATAGTCTTAATTCTTTTAGATATCTAACTCCATCTTTCCAATCTTCCTTAACCGTATCATAACCGATGGAAAATCCAGTAGGCACTTCTTGCTCTTTATAAAACTTCATATCTGCAAGAGCCATCTGCCCATAAACGTTATTCAAATTTAAAATCCCTCTTGCCAATAATCCTTTACTATCTGAGTTTAAAAATACTGCCCCAGCCCGCTTAGTGGAGTCGTGGTCTAAAAGAAAAGGAACTCTACCTTTTTTATGATTTAATGTTCTATCAAATGCTCCTGGAACTATTACGTCCCCAACTAAATCAACCGTATTATAAATTGAAGCATAACCTTCAAACGTTCCTTGTTCGGTGATATCTTTAATATCAAACTTAAAATTTTTATAAAACATTTTTTTGCCCCTCCAAAACTGGCAATATTACGCAACGACACTGAGGATGAATGCTCTCATTTAATGAAGGCGCTTCCTCAATAGGAAATTCTTGCCCGTGTAATCCCATACATTCTTCACAGGTTCTCTCATCTAAAGCAGTCCACCACTGCCCCATTCTAACCCCGCTGGCATCGTAAAGAACTAAGTTACCCTTACGATAACCTCTGAGAGTTTCAGTTCGAGCTATCATTTTCGCTCTAACGTCTGAAGCCTCATCGAAAACACTTTTAACTCTTTTTGCTATTTGCTTCATATCTTCACCATTTTTTATTCCTTCCTCTATTGCGCTTCTAACATTCGATAATGTAGTTTCGTTTATTCCTTTAATCTGTGTTCCAGCCTCTTTTTCTACCCATTCTAAAACCTTCGAACGGTGCTGCTCATAATTAACGTTAATTCCTAAATCTCCCATCGCATCTTTGAACCCTTCTTCAGCGATGTTATTTAGTAGAGGAATAGCTATTTGAGCCAATCTCTTATTCCATTTAGCCATATCAAAAGCTACTTGCTTAACTCCTAAGGATTTCAAAACATCTTCTTCCTGCTCATTAAAAATTTTTCTCAATTCAGCAACCCACTTTTTTTCAAATGGTTGCCAAATTGAACGATTTTTTCTTTCCCAGTTTTGAATAATCTTATCTTCAGAAAGGTAAAAAGACTTTCTTCCCATCTTGCTTTGAATCTCGCTAATCGGATAAACAGTAAGAGGAAGATATAGCATATCTGCTTCTCTAGAATTAAATCTTCCATAGCCAAGTAGTTCTCTTGCCTCATTGATGGTTAAAATTCCAGTTTTAAATCCGTTTATTCCTTGCTCCCATAAGTCTTTTCTATTCTCTCGCAGCGCTTCAAGCTCATCCAAATCCATTTCAAAAAATAAAGTGTTGTCTTTATATAAACTTCCTAATAACCAGTAATTAAATTCACTAACAATATATTTCATAAGAGGTAAGATTGTCTCTTGATACAAAGAACGTCTTGCCTCTTGATAGTTAGAATAAGTAAGATTTTCAGAATCGCCAACTAATTGAGGAGGAACTCCAAGGGTTAAAGCAATTTCTCGGGTATCTAACTTAATTGCTTGCAACCAATCTAAATCCTTATTCGATAAACCAATTTCTTTCCAATCAAAAGCCCCAGTCAGTAATAAAATTCTTCCCGCTCCTTCAGGTCCCGAATACTCATTAATAATAGCTTGAAGATGTTTTCTTTGGTCATCAGTTAGACTCTGCTGAGATATTAAAGCGCCACTTGGCCTTGCTCCTCTAAGTAGTAACGATAAATTCCACTTCATTCCTTCATTTTTATGGTCCACAAATAAAGCGAGGGGAGAGATGGGGGAAGCACCTAAATAATCATCGAGCGGAGAAAAAAACTTCAAATGCAAAATCCGCTCTGGAGGATAAATGAAATTACCTGCTTGCGAACTATAATTATACTCTACCACCTCTCCTCTCTCAATTTTAAGACTCACACAATCAGGGCGTAGTAAATATAATTCAGTAGGCGGCTTTTTCTCTGGTCCAACGGCTAAAATATAAGCATTGCCAGACAGGAATAAATGAGAAATCAAAACCTCAATAAATTTATTAAAGCTTTGTCTCGGATTAGCCTTATCAAGAAACTTATTAGCTGGGTGTTCATCAACTTCTTCAACTTCTCCATTGTTATCTTTATACAAAATCCAAGGGATAGCTGAAGAACCTTGAGCAATTAAATTGATACATCTAAAAACCGTAGAGTTTCTTAAATATCCCTCTACTGCGTTTTGTTCATAGCTTAACCCCTGAAAAATACTATTCTGCAATATTTTTGTAATTTCCGCTATTTTAGAAAGTTGTTTTTTCTCTCGTCTGAAAAACTTCATCTTTCACCTCACAATATAAAAGCATCTACCAAAGAATTTTCCTTGCTTGCAACGGCATATCTCATAGCATCCATTGCGTGGTCATTAAACTTCACCGGCTCTTCCAATATTCTTCCTTCTTTGTCCTCTCTCCACTTGTAGGAGCGAATTTCCTTTATTGTGTTTGTAGAATCTTCCAAAATATGCAACTTATACTCTTTTACCTTATTTATCCCAAATTTAATGTCCTTGTTCGCAGGATAGATATTAAACCCCGCTTTGTAGATTTCATCTATCCTCTGTGGCTCAGCAGAATCAGCATAAATAGGAGTATCCTTACTTACCCTACTCTTTAACAGCTCAATCAAGTCACTATTGGTTAAGTGAGATTGATAAATCAGTTCCTGAATCCACGCTTCATTTTCCTTTATTCGCACTTCTACTAAAGCAGTGGGATTGACGTAGCCAAAATCTAACCCGTAGATAACCTCATCATAATTTTCAGGGAAATCATTTACCACATCCCAGTTAGAATAAATCAAGTTCTGCAATACTCCCCACTCCCCCAAGGCATAAATCCGATAGTAATTCTCATCCACTTCCGCCAATCCTTCTAACTGCTCTATGTATTCTCTTGAAAGGAATGGGTTCATCTTATAATT